TCGATGATAGTTGTTGATATTTTAGCGACATCATATCCCCGCACATAAGCTTTACCTGGAGATATTTTTAAACACATCAAATTTTCTGATGGTGTATTATTTTGTTCTGTAGTTTCTGTATCAAAAAATAATCCGTTGTTTCCTAGTCTATCATTTAGAGAATTATTTACCGTTACATTAAATGGTTCAACAGTATAATCTCCAGACTCATCATAAGTTCTTTCCGCAATATAATCTTTAATTATATTATATTGAGTTTTTGTCTCTATTTTTTTAATTTTTCCATCTTCAACTCTCAATAATTCGACAAAATCAGTATCATTAGTGTCTGATATTAATTTTTTAGTCAAAGTTAAATTAATCTTAAATCTATCTGCTCCTGGTGCGGCATAGTTTGTAAAACCCTTAGATGGATCATATAATGAACTATCATCCTTTGCACTAAGAATTAATTCATCAATTTTTAGACCAATTCTATATGAAGGTGTATTTGTATAATGGTCAAGAATTATAGTTTGTTTGGATACATTTGCAAAATATCCTCTAATAAAATAAACTCCATCACCAATAGATGCCGATGATCCCACTGATGTTGCATCTAATGAAATTAATGATGCAAATGGAGTTCCTGCATTAATTGTGGTGTTTCCGTAAGTTATATTTTCTTCTGCGATCAATGATTCTCCATCTTGAAAGGGATTAAATTGAAAATTACTATCAGAATCTAAGTATTTTACATATATTGTCAGATCTTCTACATTATTTCCATCAGGAAAAGAAATAAATTGAATTATTGCGGTAGTTCCTGATATTTGACCAATTACCTTTTTACCAATAAAATTATTAATATAAAGAGAAATGTCAACTCCAAAATTAGTTGGATTAAGTTTTACTGAATTAAAATTTCCGTCATAGGCAATATTGCCCGGAATCACCATAGAACCTTCTTTAAATATGTGGCTTCCAAAAGATTTTACCTGATCTTGTAAAATTGATTGAAGAGTCGTTAGTTCTCTTGCTTGTACCGGGTATCCAGGTTTAAACAAAACTTTATAAAAATTCTTCGAAGAATCGAAGTCATCATAATAAGGACTGATATTTAAATCTGTTTTTTGTGCCATTTTTGTTTAAAATTCCAAGATAATTTTAATGTCTTCTTTTTGTCTGATATCCCTTGTTACTAGGGGTCTGTTGTCGATGTAGATTATATCTCCCGTCTTTCTATTTATCTCTGGATTTGCAAGACCTGATGTAAAAGTTACTCCCAAGTCTATAACCTTACTTCCAATTGTAACTTTATTTGTTGGAGTTGGGGATCCAAAAGTAGTATCAACCGAAACAGAATATGGAGAAATGGGTCCTCCATTAGATTCAAAATTATAAACCTTAGAATGATCATTTCGGTCAGTTTGGTCTAAACTATTTCCAAAATATAAAGACCTATCTTGAAAATATTTTAAGACCTTAGTTTCACTATCATATGAGGCTACATAACCTCTTGCGGTTCCATCTGTTACAGTTTGAGTTATTTCTTGTCCAATAATTGGAGTTCCATCAAACTCTGGATCTAATTTAATTGCACCAAGAGATGAATACTGATTTTCTGTAAAAATAACATTATCTGACGAAAAAGTAGTTGGATTTTTAATAATTCCAACTTGTGCAAATTTGGTATCAGTAGGAAAATCTTTTGTTGAATCGTCAAATCTGGCATATACTAATACCTTATCCGTTCCCAATTCACTATAAATATCATAACCATGCCCTTTTGATGGTGGAATGATTGGTATTAGTTTGGCAGCATTTGATATAGTTCCCGGTTGAAGAGTTGACAAATCAACAATTCCCCAAGTATATCCATAACCACCCGCAGTTACTTGAGTAGATACGATAGATCCGCTACTATTAACTGTAATAGATACTCTACCTCCAGACCCATCACCAACAATATCAACAATACCGGATGTATATCCACTTCCTCCATTTGCAATATATACCTTTTTAATTTGATTTGGATTTACACTGCTAGAATTTCCATTTTCTCTCACACTTACAATTTGAGAATCTGTTGATATTGCCCAATCATTCGGAACAACAACATATTCTGTTGAATCAAACTTTATAATATCACTTGGTGAAACTGAAAATAGATATTTCCAAATATATCCATCTCCACTTGTTCCTGCTGCTGAGGGTTCTAAATCTGTAAATGTGGGTTCATCTTGAGATTTAGTTCCCTTTGGCATTGTTGCCGAAGAACCATTAGATATACAAATATAAACTCTAAAATCTCGATTAATTACATAGTAATTTGAATCATACAATCTGCTTGAGTTAGAATTTGGTGTAGGATTTTGAATACTATAATCGTGCCTATACATATCATAAGATGTATTGGAAGTCCAAGTAACCTTTCTTATAAGTCTTCTAATATTAGCGGATGTAATTTTCTTACCAAATAAAGAGGTATCTCTGTAATGACTTAAGTATTCTAAATTATCTGTAGGATTTGGGATATCTTCGTTCCAATTAGTAGTTCTTCCAAATCCAACGCTTGTTGGATTATCTAAACCCAAAAAAACATAATATGAATCATTCCCACTTGTTACGGAATCGATAAAATTACTCGCATTTAATATTCTAAATTGATCCGTTACTATTGCCGCCATATTAATAGTTTTTTATGTATTTATAAGAATATTTTTGGAAGTGCTCCTGTTTGCCTAATACCTATTCCTCTTCTTTGAATCGTTGGAAAGGTTGACAATCCAACATCCACGGTATTTCCAGATACTCCTATTGATATTGGAGAACTTGAACGAGTAAATCCTGATAGTTTTCCCCAGGAGTATTTTCCAACAGGATTTAATGTACTTCCCAAACTTGAAAGACCAACTACTGATGTATTTGATCTTATGTTGCAAGTAATAATTCCAACTGTTCCATTTGAAGAAAATTGATGGATATAGTAGACATTATCCACAAAGGTTGTTCCGATCCCAACCACTGCGGAATTAGAACTATCAATAGAAGTTATTCCCTTCCCAACTCTCGTATCAAAGATATATATTGGATATCCAGTTTGTAATCCAGTATAAGAAGGAGAATTTAAATAAAATCTAAGTGCTAGTGAGTTTCCGTTACTGCCGGTAGTAGTTGTAATTCCTGTAATAATTCCAGAGAATCCGTTAATTAAAGTAATATTAGAAATTAATTCTATTGCACCATTAGCGACAGTTGAAATCCCATTAACAATCAGAGAACTAAAAGGTCTTGGATTAATAACATTATCATATTTAAAAAATTCTGCATTATCTACAAATATTTCAGTATCTGTAGTTGAGAAATCTTTGATAATTTTTGCAGTTGGATAAATTAAAGACTCAATAGAATCTCTGGTTTTATAAACATTTTCTCCATTAATTTTTCTATCAACTTTTTGTTTAATCCAACTTAACGGTTTATTATTTTCGGTATCTACTCCTTGATCTGAATATAAATTAGTTTCAAATTTATCAGAGAATGATAAATCAAATATTGTCCTCTTATTTTGTGTTACTGTTCCTGTAATTGCATTATTTTTAAGAACTTGTACGGTATCACCTCTTTTTAAAGTTTCATTAATTGAAGTATTTGAAACAGTATCGTCACCACTAGTTCCTTTATAGAAGAAAACTGCAACATTATCCTCTTGCCTTGGAGCGGTTGTAAATACAAAACTAGTTCCTCCCTCAAATTGATAAGCAACTCCTGGATCCTGAACCACTCCGTTTATAACAATTAGTAATGCATTCGAAAGATTTACTTGAGAACCTTCCTGTGCTTCAAAACTCAGTAAATCATTATTGTAAAATAGAGGAAATCTTGTTCTAATTCCATCTTGATAATTTTTAATTGAATCTATGTAATCAAATTCCCCAAATTGCCAAGCAGCAAAAGAATCCGAAAATGTATCAACTACGGTTAATTCAAACTCCGATAATGGAGATGCCAGTCCCTTAGCAGTCACCAATCCAACTGGTTTAAATACATCTCCTCTTCTGAATGAGTAACCCTGTCTAGAAATGCTAAATCTAGAAACTTCAAAATATGTTGAT